AACTATTACAGTTACTTCAGCTACAGCATTTCCGTCAGTTGGAACAATAGATATTGATTCAGAATTAATTACTTATACAAGTAAAAGTGCAACACAATTTTTAGGATGTACAAGAGGTGCTAATGGAACAACCGCAGCTTCTCATTTAACGGCTGCTGTTGTGACTAATGCAACGTCTTGGCAAGAGTGGGGTGAAGAGTCTTCTGTAACTAATGTTAGTTTAGATCCTGGTTCCTGGTCGCTTGATAACTTTGGCCAGATACTCGTTGCTACAGTCAAGAACGGAAAAACTTATACTTGGGATCCATCTAACGCACTTAGATTACAAACAAGAGCAGCCGTTGTAAGTGGAGCACCTACAAAATCTATTATGACTATTGTATCAGATAGAGATAGACATTTATTTGCAATGGGAACTGAAGAAACTATTGGAGATACTACAACCTTTGATCCAATGCTTATAAGATTTTCAAATCAAGAAGATATCAATACATGGGCTCCAAAAGTAACTAATACGGCAGGTACATTTAGATTAGATACCGGAAACACAATTATTGGTGCTGTGCAAGGTAAAGATTATATATTAGTATTAACGGATCAAGCAGCTTACACTATACAATTTGTAGGTCCACCATTTACATTCTCTATTAGACAGGTGGGTACAAACTGTGGATGTTTAGGACAACACGCTATGGTATTTGCTCAAGGTGCCGTGTTCTGGATGGGCTTTGGAGGTGGTTTTTTTGCATTTGATGGTACGGTTAAACAAATACCTTCTTTAGTTGAAGACTTTGTATTTACAACAGATGGAGACAATTTAGGAATTAACTATGATGCAAATCAAATTTCTTATGCATATCACAATTCATTATATAATGAAGTAGGTTGGAACTATGCAAAATCAGGAGCACAACAAGTAGATAGAAACGTTGTTTATAACTTCGTTGAGAATACTTGGGCCGTTGGATCATTAGCTAGAACAACATATAAAGATTCAATTACTTATGATTTACCTTATGCAACAGAATTTTATCCAACTAACACACCAACATTTCCAACCATTAATGGTGTAACAAACGCTGTCGGTGCAACTAAATACTGGGCTCAAGAAACAGGTGTTAATGAAGTTGATATTAATGGAGCTGAAACTGCAATCGCCGCTTACATTAGATCAGGAGATTATGATATATCTGAACAAGGTTTAGGTGGAGATGGTCAGTTAATTATGCGAGTTAAAAGATTTATACCGGACTTTAAAAATCTAGAAGGAAATGCAATAGTTACTTTATTCTTTAGAGATTACCCAGCGGACTCTGATTCAACACCTTCAACAACACCGCCTTCTATTACAGGCCCCTTTACTATTACTTCATCAACTGATAAAGTAGACACTAGAGTTAGAGGAAGACAGGTAAGTTTAAAAATTGCAAATGATGCAATAGATAGTAACTGGAGATACGGAACTTTAAGACTAGATATTGAAGCAGGAGGAAGAAGATAATGGCAAAAATTACAGCATACATACCGGAACCAGAACAACAATATAGTGTGGACAATCAAAGACAAATATTGGAAGCAGTTACTACAATTAAAAATCAATTAAACTTTGGATTTCAAAAAGATTTAAAAGATGAACTTGAAGCATTTAGTTGGTTCATATTTAGTGGACCGAAAGACTAATGGCTATTAATTATAAAAATCAAGGTTACGATTTAACTACAACAGCTTTAACAACTGTTTTAACTATTAGCACTTCTACTGTTGCTATTATAAAAGAAATATCAGTGTCTAATGATGATAACTCAGCTCACAAAGTAGATTATTTTTTTACCGATGTATCTACATCAACTTCATATAAATTTTATCACACAAATGTGCCAGCAGATTCACACGATAATGCAGTACACAATGCTCTCATATTAGAAGAAGGAGATTTTTTACGATTTCAAGCAGATACATCAAACGTCATCTCTGGACAAATCTCTTATGCTTTGTTAAGTAGGACTGGAGAAAATGGATAATTTACCTAAGATAGAATGTAAGACAGTAGAAATAATAAGAAGTAAAAAAACTGGAAAGACATATAATACTATGGAAGAATTTTTAAAAGAAAACGCAATTGAAGATTTACAAAAAGATTTATCGGTTACTATTACAAATGAAGGACTTGAACTATTACAGAAAGTAATGAGCCAAAAATGAACCCAAGAGGCGGAACAGAGCTACAAGTAGAGCTGTTAGAAAGATACGTAGATAAAAAATTACTAGAACAGGTTCAAATAACAACATCTATACCTGAGAAAATACCATTACATTCAACTAAATTAAACATTCTTTGGCAACAAAATTCATACGATCAATCTAATCTAGCACCATGGTTTAAGAATAAAGACAATCATAAAAAGTATGATTGGTATGTATTTAACTCTCATTGGTGTTATGAAAAATACAGAATGGTATTTGATGTACCAACCGATAAATGTTTAGTTATTAAAAATGGTGTAGAAAAAACAGAGTCAAGAAATTTAAAATATACAAAAGGTGATCCTATTAAATTAATTTATACTTCAACACCTTGGCGTGGACTTAATGTATTACTAGGTGCTATGCAGCTAGTTAAAAACCCACTTGTTAGTTTAGATGTATATTCATCAACTCAAATTTATGGAGACAAATTTAAATCAGTAAATGACGAAAAATTTAAAGATTTATATGAACAAGCAAAACTTATACCTAATGTTAAATACATTGGTTATAAACCAAATGAATTTATAAAAGAAAATTTAAAAAATTATCATATGTTTGTTTATCCAAACGTATGGGAAGAGACTTCCTGTATTGCAGCGATTGAAGCTATGGCCGCAGGACTTTATTGTGTCACAACTAATTACGGTGCCTTATTTGAAACTTGCGCTGAGTTTCCAGTATACGTTAATTACGATAATGATTATGTAAGACTAGCTCAAACATTTGCAACTGTGATTGATATGGCTGCAAACCAGCTGCACGAAGCGAGCGTCGAGAGTCATTTAAAATTACAAGTTGAATATACTAATAGATATTATTCATGGGAATCAAAAGCAAAACATTGGAATAATTTTTTAAAAGGAGCATTAAATGCAAGATCCAAGTAAACCTATTTGGTTTAATAAAAATATTAATGAAAGAGTGGTTGATATATCTGAACCTAAATATAAAATATTTGTAGCAACTCCGGTACATAGTGAGTGTTCAATTCATTACACACAAGCATTATTAAAATTTCAAAAACAATGTATGATGAATAGTATCATGGTATCTTTCTCACTTCTTAAATCATCTTTAGTTACACAGGGAAGAAATTTATGTGTAGCTAATTTTTTAAAAGATCCAACTAATTATACGCATTTATTATTTATAGATTCAGATATTGATTTTAAATTTGAAACCATAATGAAGATGTTAAAGTTTGATAGAGAAGTAATAGCAACACCTTATCCAATGAAACACATACATTGGGATCAAATATGGGATAGAGTTCAAAAAGGAAAAATTAAAAATATAGAACAATTAAAGAGAGCAGGACATGCATTTCCTATTAAATTAGATAATCAAAAAGGAAAAGAAATACCCGTTGTAGATGGTGTAATAGAGGTCTCGCACGCGCCCACGGGATGTATGTTAATTAAAAAACAAGTATTTGATAAAATGATTAAAGCTTATCCAAATGATAAAATAGAACAAGCAACTATTGTAAATGGAATAGCATTAATTGATGAGTATAATTATAATTTTTTTGATACAATTCATGATCCTGAAACTAAAAAGTACTATGGAGAAGACTTTGGGTTTTGTAAAAAATGGACTGCAATTGGTGGTAAATGTTATTGTTATGTAAGTGATGACATAACTCACGTTGGTGAATATGCATATAATGGTAAATTAATGGACAATTTAGATATATCAAAAACCGTTGACGATACCGATAAAAACAAGTAAAGTATACGTTTTCAGGACTTTGTGCCTGCCTATAATAATTAATTAATATGACAATAGCTCGAGCACAAATGTATAGACAATTATATCAAATGGGTGGAATCGGATCATTACCAATGGATTTTGGTCAACCATTAGAAGTTCCTCAACAAATGCCTACTAATTTTTCTTCAGCACAAAACATTACAATGAATCCATTATTAAATTATGGA